GGAAACCCCCCTTCCGCGCTACCCCTGGAGAATAGGCTAACAGACCCGAAAGTCTGAGATCCTGTGCCGGTAAAGATAACCGGATATTTTGGTAGAAGACCATGACTGACAAGTTTAGAGCTTGTCCGGTGAGTCAGATTGATAGACTCTCACTGTCGTTATCCGTACTTCAAGTAACCGTGATTACCAGAATTTATTTTGGATTTCTGGTTGCTTGTGACTTAGTATGTATTGGCATTAGTGTTTTCACTAGTTTTGTTCCGCTGAAATTATCTACAGGAACCTTGTTTAGTGTGGCATTTTCCATATGTCAAGCTAGTTAGTCTAGTATTGTTGGTTCTGACCAGCCAACTCTTATATTGTCATATACATGTGTGAATGTGCGAGATTGTCTTGTATGTTTGTAGTCTGAGTGTAAACTTTGGACGTGGTGGCCAGGCGTAGCCGTACTTACGTAGGTCAAGCGACGAAGAGCATTCGGTAGTGTGAATGAAATGGAATCAGAAAGTCAAACGAGTGTGAATCTTGGTCTAAGTAGCTTCTTATTAGGTCTAGAAGTCCAATCGTCCCTGGCAATCGATTTGAATAGCGAACCTCATTGAACACCTAGCGTGGCAGCCCCATGCGAAGTTATTAGATGGCGGTCCCTCGGGATCGTGTTACTGGCGAGCTTCCTTCACTTCGTGCGTTAGACGTGCGGCATGGTCGAGCGGTTGTTGCTTAGATCGGGTGTGCATTAGTGTAGACTGAACTTCCATTGAGGTTAGGAGCATTCGCCTTTAATGAGTGCCTTTGCGGTAGGAAAGGGAGAGCTGGAAGCCGCATCGTAGTTAGCTCACGTTACGACACCGACATGAATTCCAAATACCAAACCGATAACAAAGTGAATGAGAAGTTGAGTCAGGTGGAGAAGACCGTGCTTAGCCGCATGGAGGACCTTCTGTCAGTTGAAGAGCTGACAGATTGTCTTGCCATGCTGGAGTTATGCATGGCGGGAGCGATGACGGACCGTCAGTACTTTGACTACGTGTCGACGCTTGTCCCGCTCGGGATCCCTCAAGAAATTGAGGGTGAAGTGCGGGAGGAGCGTCGACGCGCGCGTCGAAGTGCTAGGCGGTGCGTAAACACCATAACGCCCCGCGAGGTCGCCGACTTCGAGGATAGCAATCCGTTTGCTGTTCTCGAGGTTGATGACCTCCCAGACATCGTCGAAGCTGACGATGAATGTAGGTGCACGAGGTGTGTGACCTGTCTGTTGAAGCGCGACCCTGGGGAGGTGACGACCTGGATGTCGCGTGAAGACGATGGTTACTGGTACCTGTGTGGCCGAGCTCGGTGGCTCCGACAAGCCGCTGAGCGACGCCGCAGAATGCAGGAGGAAGCCGTCTTCAAGGAGGCGGAAATCTTCAATGAAGGAATGCGTCGTGCGCGAGCATATGACGTGTGTCTCAATTTCAACCGAGACGCTGCTGTGCAGTACTGGGTTGAGCCAGATCCGCATTTCGAGGAGGTCCGTCGAACGCGTAGATTCCGATCTAAGTGTTCGATGGGCCCCCTCTTCAGGCGACAGGCTCGACTCCGTAGGCAGGCGAAAGCCTTTGAGGAGAAGATTGAAGCAATCCTTGGCGGTAAGGCGCAGGCCTTGTTCTCGGTGGATGTTGATCACAACTTCGCCACTGAGCATGTCCTGCGCATTCCCGTTGTTGAGGAGATGGTTAGCAAGCTGCAGAAGACCCGGAGTGATTTGAGTTGGACTGAGATTGTGACGGAGCTGGTGTTTTTCGCACTGCATCTCGTTGAGGGTGGTCTTACCATCCACAACTTGATGCTGTGTGCAGCACACCTGCTTTATCGCATTGGAAAACCAGCGATGATTTCTGTGTTCAAGCGCCTTGTCGGCCGAGTTCACCTGCAATCCGTGAGTGCGCTGCGAGTCGTCGGAATGGCTATTTCCGGCGTTGTCTCGTTGCTTACTGTTCTGTTGTTTTCACGCTTGCCCCGCGACGCGAATCTCGATCAATTTATTAATCGATTTTCGCGCCTTGGAGCTTGTATGAAATCTGCTGAGCAGATTCACACCGTTGCAGGATACGCAGTGAATGGATTTGTCAACTTGGTTAAGACCGAAGTCTTCGGAATGGCGTCAGATGAACTGGAGGAATTCAGTGAAATTGACAAGTTCTGTGATGAAGTTATGGCCGAGAATACGACCGACATTTCTGCTCGGTGCACAGCCGATACTGGTGCACTTCGGCAGAAGGTTAACAGGTGGTTGATGCAAGCTGATGCGATTCGAGGACGTTTGGACGCACTACGAGTGCCTCATGTCCGGACCAGCCGCTTCCAGTCTGTCTCGCTTTTTTTGTTTAAATTGCGAGACATGCTGGATGCGACTGCTCCGGGCCTGAGTCGTGCTCGAATTGCGCCCTTGCTGATTCACATCCACGGAACGACTGGTGTTGGAAAATCTAGTTGTTTGGACTACCTTAATACGCGATTGTTGGTGGCCCTTGGGAGCAATGATCCCAAGGATCTCCATAATAAAGTGTACTATCGTATGCCTGGAACGGAATTCTTTGACGGATTCATCAACGGAACCGAGATTGTTGTTTGCGACGATTTCGGCTCGGTTGCTGATTCCCAGGTGAGACCATCCCCGGAGCCCATCGAAGCAATTCGGATGGGGAATACCGCTCCGTACAAACCGCCCAAAGCCGACCTTTCGGGGAAGGCGACGGCGCAGTTTGAAGCGAAAGTGGTGATCTGGACATCCAACCGAGTTGATTTCAAGTTTCCATCGTTGACGAATCCTGAAGCAGTGGCGAATCGAGTCCATCTTCGGTTCAAGCAGAGAGTGCATCCTGATTTCGCCGTCATTAAGAACATTGGTGGCCAGAATTTGGAGACGCTCGATAATGCGAAAGTGGCAGAAGCCGCGAAGACCAACCCGAATGCTTGGCGAGACTGTATGCTGTTCGATATGGAGGACGTTGAAGGCGTCCCCCTAATTGATCGGCAGTCTTACCGCTGTATTCAGGAAGGTATGACCTTCGAGGAATTTGCCACAGTGTGTGTTGACGCGTTGAAGCGGAAGCAGCAGATTGGAGGTGGGATGCGTAGTGAACGTGAAGATTACTACGCGGCCTGTGTCCGAGCTGCTGCTGAGAGTGGAAGACCCCGAGTCATGGAAGGAAATCCTTTCCCAGAGGATTTGATTGAGATGAACACCGTTGAGTTTGCAACTCTCCAGGACAACGGGAGAGTTGGAGCTGAAATCCAGCCAGTTTGGTTCGAGGAACCAGGACTGATTGGACGATGTCTTGGGAAACATGCTCATCTGAATGTGTTCCGCTTCATTGCGAACCACGGGCTTCACGGCCAGTGGCAGCCATATACTGAGGCGGATAACATGAATCAGGCGCAGCTTGAGGAGCTGAACAATTTCATGCGGCAGAGGTGTTTCTCTATGCCGGCGAGTCAAATGGCGCGTGCAGCGCAGCTGATTTACCGAACATGGAGAGCCATCTTTAACCATGAACCTGATCCGATGATTCACTTCGCAGAATTCAAGAACCTGACAACGTTCAGTTTTCTGTGTCAAGTGCATGATGATCCCGAAGCTGTTGAGACAGTGACGCAGTGGTGCAGAAGGTGTGTCGTCGAGTCTGGTAAAACAGGCCTGATGCAGGCTTTCCGCAAAACCGTACAGTTTTCCCAGCGACATCCTGTTGTTGCGATGATTCTGAACATCATTACGAATGTGATCGTGCTTTATGGTCTTAAGAAGATGTTTGAATGGTTGTTCGGCCTGATTTGGAAGGCTGGCGCCGCCGTTGTTGGTGGCGTCTCTTCCTTGTTGGGCTGGACCCCTGTTCAAATTGAACAAGAAGCTTATAGCACGGGTGTCGCAAAGTCTGTAAAGACTATTGTGACTGAACACTCCCCTGATGGTTCAAAGAAGGTGACTGTCCGCGAAGAGGCCTATCCTAACGCTACCACCCGAGCTGTGAAAACAGTTAAGACGGAGGTGTCGGGAGAGGCTGAATCATTGACGGACCAGAATGCAGCAGAGATTCGACGAAAGATCGCTTTGAACATGTATCATATTTTGACGCGCTCATCGAGTGACGGTCCGTGGTATGGCATCGGATCCTTGACTATTGTTAAGGGTCGGTTGGCTATTACGAACCGTCATTTAGTGCACGCGATGAGAGAAGATATCATGTTGAGGTCCACAACAGCGGGCCTCAAGGAGTTTGTTATGAAGAAGAGTGATTTGAATATTGTACAAGCTGACGATGCTGACGAGCTCTATGGCAAACGCGACGTGTGTGCCATTGAGCTCCCCCAGAACGTCAACATTCACGGCAATCTGATCCCCTTTTTCATGAAGGCTGAGGACTTTTCGCGACATACAGAGCCAGCACGGGCGTGTTTGGTGAAGTATACGGCGATGTCAGGACCATCGATCCTCATGTTCCAGGAAACAGACAAAATTCGTGCGTTTGACCGATCGGACTTTCGTCTTGAATTAGACGATAACTCGACCGTGAGAGTGCGCTTGTTTTACTGTTACGCAATGGAAACGCAGGGAGGAGACTGTGGGGGTGTAGTTGTTGCCTTTGATCCCCGTTTCAACCGTAAGGTTGTGGGGATTCATATGGCAGGAGGTGCACTTGGCAATGGGTATACAGCTGCGGCCGCTGCGGTCAGTCAGGAGTTTATTAAACACCTGACCGATAAAATGCAGTGGCGTCACAAGTCGTCGTTTTTCGACGGTGATGTGCCAGTTGACAACCCTGCGGACGCGATCATTAAGGAGGACGGAACCATTGGTTTCGATCGTCCTCTTGATGGTCTCGTCTTGTATGGTAAAGCCCATAGCCGAGTGCATTCGGCGAAGGTTTCCACGATCTCCGCTTCACCGGTCCATAACATCTGTGGACCTGTGTTGAAGCGCCCAGCGTACTTGGTGAAGTGTAAGAACGCCCAAGGAGTTGAGGTAGATCCGCTGCAACTAGCCATGCTTAAGGTGAGAACACCGTCTTATCTTGTTGATAGGACGGCTCTTCGCGTAGCGGCGAAGCATGTTGCAGATATGATCAATGGAATTGACCACGAGAAGGACGCGAGAACGTTGACTTTTGACGAAGCTGTCCAAGGTATCGCTGGTGATGAGCGCTACCCTGCCATTAACCGATCCACGTCCCCAGGATATGGGTGGGCTAAGAAAGGCAAGGGTAAAACTTTTTACTTGGGTACCGACAAGTTCGTTGTTCGGCCAGAGGTCCGCGAGTTGTATGAAAGTACTCTTGCGGGCCTCAGGTCAGGTAAACGCGCTGGTCTGTATTGGACAGATACGTTGAAGGATGAGCTGCGGCCCATTGAAAAAGTTGAGGCAGGAAAGACGAGGCTGTTTAGCGCAGGCGAGATGGTCTTAACGATTCTGCTCCGGCAGTTTTTCATGGGCTTCAACGCTCACATGGCACGCAATGCTATTGTGGTGGAGTCATGCGTTGGCGTGAACCCCTATTCTCAGGACTGGACAGCTATTGCTGTTAAGCTCCAAAGATACGGGCGGAACGTCGTCGCAGGCGATTTCACCAATTACGATGGCACTCTGCCAGCCGATGGTTTGTGGGCCGTTTTGGACGTGATCAACGAATTTTACGGAGATAGTGAGGACAACGACGTGCGTGCGCTCCTCTGGGTGGAGATCGTTAATTCGGTCCACATCCAGGGGGACACAGTGTACGGTTGGACTCACAGTCAACCGTCAGGCTGCCCCTTCACTTCCGTTCTGAACTCCGTCTTCCATAGCATGTTGGTGCGTATCGCTTACCTGTTGAGTGCTCGTAGGTATTGCCCTGAAAAGGCAACGCTGGCGAATTTCAATAGGTTGGTGTCGCA